CATAATCAATGTTAGTATCGATATCATACCCATCAGTATAGTTTCCATACATAATTCTATTACCCATTAACGTTTGTTCCTTGGCTAGCTTTGGCACATTGTCAAACAGTCTTAATAGTTCAGACTCTGGCAGTGTTGTGAATATTTTTTGATTACTAAATTGTACACTCTTAACTTCATTGTTACCCCACCCCTCTTCTGCTTTATCAAACTTTTCAATTATATGGACTACGTTAGAGTTTGATAGCTTAAAACAAACATCAATTCCAATTACATGCTTTGATCCTGTGTTAAATGAAACGTTAGCAGAGTTAAACCTATTCCTCATTCCAGTCATATCGTAGTTCCCGAAATCTAATTCAAAAACACCTGGTAAAAAAGCAATGTCAGAAAATTCAGACAAAGCAGAATATTCTCCATCTTTATATTTATACCTATAGGAGAACCTAGCGAACTTATCCTCAATATAATTCTGAGTTGAAGCTGTTTCTACTAACCCAACCCCAGGGGCTTCAATGGGTGGCTTAACAATAACAGATATATCATCCTCAGTTATTTGATCCTGCCCTGTTATAGGTCTTGGATAAGACCTCTTAGTATTTATCTTTCTTGGAGGGTTTAAATTGTCTGTAAAAAACAATAAATCATCTATAAGGTTTATAGATTCAATCCTGAAGTCAGTAGAAAAGTTTAAAACATCCGTACTAATAACGTGGTATAATAATGTTGAATTATTAAAGTTGTACGATACTATCATATCCACCGTAGGGCTAGTTACAAACCAGTAGATAGTTTCCTGCTCACCGTCTTCAAAAGCCCCAATACACGTCGCATCAACAAGTGGGGATGAATTGTAAGTTAAAGAGGTAACTAATTCGTTGCCTTTTGCATTCTCAACAGATCCTGACTCTCCGTCTTCATCAGAAGATATTCTAATGTTTAATGCGTCTATATAATCACCCTGAGGTATAAGTCTTTCGTCCAGACTTTTGTTCATTCTGGACCCAATAAAGTTGTTATTTATATTCATTCTATTTTATCCATTTATTTTGACCCCTTAAATTCATAAGTAGTCTCCCTGGGTGAATATTACTTAATCTTAGCTTAGCATTTCTTAATAGTGCTGATTTTTCTTTTCTAGCCCTGTTTACTATGTACTCCTGAATTCCAAACTTACTGCTAAGTATTGAATATCTTATGTAAGCATATATAAATTCTTCAAAAAGTTTATTGACATTTACTTTGGAATCATCTCCATTTTCCATTCCATCAGAAACATATTCTATAACAATGGTTTGATCTGCCATGTGAGAACTGAAGTTTATGACCCCGCTTTTCTTGTCAACCTTGAATGTTGGGTTTGTGTTTGCTGTCTCAGTGTTTAAACCCATTCTACCTCCTAGTGGCATATCAAAGACCCAATTACCATCTATGTTGTAACCCATTCTTCCGTGCATCTTGCCATCGCCTAGGTAAGGTGTTTTCTTTGTGCCATCTATCCTGTCTCCATCTAAAGTAGATGTACCTATTAGAACGCCTCCATCCTCATCAAAAAGAACACGACAGTCGTTGTCTTGTAGGTAACTTTTGGCGAAATTTGTTTGTATGTTCTCAGAAAGAGGGCTTAATATACCATCCTTGTATAGAGATATTCTAACCCAGTTTACAAAATCTGGTGGTAGAACTATTCTTAAGTTGTTACAGACCGTAAGTTCAACGATCTTAGTTTCCTTCATTGCGTCGTAGTTCAACTCCTGTAAACCACGCTTGGCGTGAAATAATACGTTATATCGTTCAACGTTGTTTATTAATTTATCATTCCCAACATACATTAGCATGAAGTTGTTTACAATGTCAATTAAGTTCACGTATTGGTAACTACCCCAATTGTCTTCTTCCCAGTTATTACCTGAGTTCTCGTAGTATTGATATCCTGTTATATATGCCATGTCTTACTGTTGTGTTTGTTGTTCTATGGTCTCCTCGTTTACGCCAAATTGGTAAACATCTTTCTCTCTTATAGATATACCGGCATACTGAAGTATCTTAGCAACCAAAGATGGTTCATCAGACTCTGGTAACTCAAAATCTTGATAATCAGAACTACCCTGATCGAATACTGGTTCACCACCAGAAAGAGTAGCATAGGTCCACTTAGGATCTAAAGGTTTTCTTATATATTGTAATGTGATCCCTGTTAATATTGTATCTGGATATACCGTTATATCATTCCCATTTAATACATATGCTGGAAATGTTGCATTAGGAGCTGTTAAATTTGAAGATGAGAGCTGTATTATCTTATTGTTTGACACACGCTCAACCTCTCTAGTTCCATACCTAACTGAGTTTATTAAGTAATAATCTGCCGGTAATGGGTATAGTGGTGCGCTTGCAGAAGATGGAGTGCTTATAACTGAGAATGAATCTATAACTTCCTCTAGTCCTTTTACTATATCTGCATAGCCGCTTCCTGAACGTCTTGCATTTTGTTTATATAATTGCTGAGAATAACTGTAGAAGTAATCCTCAAACAAATCTAGTTGTGCTTGCTTTGCGTATAAGTTAAAGTCCGCTGGTGTTATATACCCGAAATTTTGTTTATTTGCAACAGCAAGTACAGTGTTTCTTACGCTGTTTATCATCTTGTAATAATTTACGCAAAGATACTTAAAAAAAAATAAACCCTCCGATAATGGAGGGCTTATTGATTGTGTTAGTCTTCTAACTTATTTTCTAGCATTGTCATGACCTCAATACCGTCATCTGTTTGGAAGAATGTAGCTAATGTATAAATAGCGTTCTGTCCGAACGGAATACTTATCAGCTTCGTTTTGTTTCCTTTAATATTGAAGTAGATGTCTTTGCCACTGTTTTTTAATATTAATATTTTTTGATCAACTAACTTAGATGCTAAGTTTTGCATCTTAAGCATAGGATCATTAAGTGTATCTAAGAAGTCTTGAGGATCGTTCTTAGCGTATAGCCTAACGTCTCTTTTTAACTCAGCTGTAGACATCTTATCTATGTTTAGAGATAATACCACTCGCCCAATTGTTTCTAGCATTTCGATACCTAAATCACGGGCCTGAATTTGTGCCTCTAACTGATAATCTAAATCCTCAACTTGTACGCTAGCATCTTTCTCTCCATCAACCTCTACGAATATTGTTCCATTCCCTGGGTGTAGTGATAAGAATTCCTGTAGTACTGGATTTGTTTTTGATACATTCAACATACCTCTCTCAAATACAACAGGCTCTAAAATAGCATTGCCATCCTGATTATCTTCAAATGGGGTTTGTTGGTTTGAAGCATACCTTAGTGCTCTATTTGACTGTCCGTCAAAGTGTAGCAATGGTTTTCTTCTTGAATTTCTTGTGTTAAGTGAATAACTTAATGGAGCGGTTACCCCTAGTAATCGGTAAGTTCTGTCCTTAAGGACTGCTTGTTTTTTCATTTTAATTTAATTTAAAGTTTATAAAAAAGAGAGACCGCTTATTGCGGTCCCTCCTTATTGTTTAATCCTACTTAAATAAGAAGAAGTTATTTGCACCTAAAGTACAAAGAGCTCTCTCAGATAAGAAGTGTACTTCCATAGCATCTTTATCGCTATTTGATGCACCACCAGCTGAACCAACAACCCATGATTTCATCTTACGATCTTCAGCTTCAGAAGCTCGGTAACGTACGTGTAAGAATGGTCTCTTAGCGTTTTTACCTAAAACTTGATCATATACTGAAGTAGATCCAGCAGGAACTAATACACCATTGATAGCTCCACCTGTAATTCCACCACGCATAGTAGCATCGTTTAAGTATTTCCAGTCAGACTTATAGAAGTCGTATCCTCTACGGAATCCTGTGAAACCAAGGTTCAAGGCCATATCCTGATCGTTATCAAACAATCCGAATGAAGATCCTGATGAGCCAAAGTTATTTTGTCCAGCTAACATATTGTCAATCTCAAAAGAGAAAGTTCTATCAACAAATAATACATTCTCTTCGATAGCACCTTGCTTATCTAAACGAGCAACAACTGCGTCCCATTCATCTAAATCAGCTAAAGCTCCAGCGGCAACGTTTCCTCTGTTTTCTAGTACATATAAAAGACCTTCAGATCCTTTGTTTCCTAGATCTCCAGTAACACCAATAGCACCAGAGAGAGCTTCAGCTGGTACAGCTTCAATCATAGCTGTCTCTAAGTAATCTTCAAAACGTAGACGAGTTTCGTGCTCAGACTTTAAGTACCATAGGTATCCGCTTGCTCCATTCTCAGTTGTTACTTCAACCCATCCGATTTGTGCCATATCTGATCCAGATACAGTGTACTTATCTTTGATGATGATTGGAGAGTTTTCGAAAATTTCGCTCTCAGCTTCTAAAGCACCTTCCATGCCGTTAGATCCTTTCTTGAATTCAGAACCATATACGAATACAGTAACTGATCCTGCGTAGTTCTCTTGACCACCTGCCTCGTAAAAATAAACAGTAAAAGTAAGTCCGCTAACCGCAGTTACAATACCTTTGTTGTTTAATGTAGAAGAAGCAGTATTATCAGAGATCATAACTGTCTGACCTTTTCTAATAGCAGCAGCTGTAATTCCAACATCAGCTATAGTGAATACAGCGAAATCATCTGTTGCAGAGCCACCGCTTGTTACGTTTGTATATTTAATGTGTAATCTTCCTTGCTCAGACCACTTAATTAAGTCAGAGTTAGAAGGCATCTCAGCTCCTACTAAACGTAAGAAAGAAGAGACTGATCGGTTTCCGTAACGCTCGAATTCTGCTT